CTACGCGGCCACCTATACGGCGGCGCGGGATCTGGCCGGCAGGGTGCGCCGCGCGCTGGTAGACTTCAACGGCGCACTGGGCGGCGGCTTGGATGTGCGGCATATCGCGATTGGGAACGAGATGGATTTGCTGGATGTGGACCCCGGTCTGCATCGAGTGATGTTGGCCTTTAACGTGTGGCATGTAGAGGAGAGTTGAACATGGCTTCAGAAGACACCCTGTTGGGTAATGATCTGGTGGTGCAGATCGGGGACGGCAACAGCCCGGAAGTTTTTTCCGATCTGTGCGCGGCCTTCGACTTCGGCTCGGTCGGTGAAGACAAGCCGCTGGTCGATGTCACGTCCTACTGCGATGATGCGCGGACGTACCGCAACGGACTCGCCGATGGCGTCGAGATCCCGCTGCAGTGCAACTTCATCCCGGGCGACCTGGCGCTGGAAGGTTTGTACACGGCCTACCAGAACAACACCGTCCCGAACTTCCGCATCAAGGTCAAGACGTTCTCGCCGGAGAACTACTTCGCCTTCGCCGCGACTGTTCGTGCCTGGAACGTCACGGGTCCCATCGGTGATCGCGCGGTTCTTCAGTTCACGCTGAAGATCAGCGGTGTCGTCACATGGGTTCGCTGATCGGTAAGGATCGGCTCCTCGCCGTCGCCGCCATTCGCACCAAGCGGGTGGAGGTCGGCGGCGAGGATGTTCTGGTCCGGGAAATGTACGCGGATGAGTTCGTCGGCTATGTCAAGCAGCGACAGACGGAACCCGGCAAGGCGGCGGCCTACCTGCTGCAGTGCTGTGTGATCGGCGAAGATGGCGAACCCTTGTTGACGAGCGAAGATGCTGAGGCGCTGGTCAAGTCACTGCGAGTTGGCGTGCCACTCATTCAGGCTGTCCTGACCTTGAGCGGTTTTGGGGACGACGAAAAAGAGCCTGACGCCAGCTGAGCTGTTCGACCATCGGCTGGCGGCTTTGTTGGGTCGAACGGTGGAGGAGTTGCACGCGACGATGACCGCCCGCGCCTATCGGAAGTGGGAGTTGTATTGGAAGGCCGAACCGTGGGGACCGTTTCGGGACAACCTTCACGCGGCGCTCATCGCTCGTGAAGTTCGCCGGCCGCAGATGCGCAAGGGCGCGAGGGTGGAGCTGGAGCCATTCCTGATCCGTGAGCCGGGTGAGCGGCAGCGCGACGCGAACAAGAAACTGGTGGGTGCGTTGATGGCTATGTCAAAGGTTCAGGAGAAGCCGCATGACTGATCTGGCAAGACTAGTCGTCAAGCTTGAGGCTCAGACGTCTCAGTTCAATGCTGAGTTCGCCAAGGTCAACAAGAGCATGGACCGGTTTGCGAAGCAGCAGTCGCAGGCACTGGACCGTACCGAGAAGCGGTGGCGGGGATTCAACCGCAACGTCACGGCTGCGATTGGCATACTCGCATCCGGCGCGTTGTTCAGAAAGATCATCACTGAGACGTCGGTCGTCGAGTCGGCGATGGCCCAGTTGGAGGCGGTGGTCAAGTCGACGGGCGGCGCGGCAGGATTCACCGCGCCCGAAATGGCGAAGATGGCTCTGTCTTTGTCGCAGGTCAGCACGTTCGGCGACGACGCCATCATGGGCATGCAGTCTGTGCTGGCCACGTTCACACAGATTAGCGGGCCGCAGTTTGAGAAGGCACAGCAGGCCATCCTCGACATGTCGACGCGCCTCGGTACTGACTTGAAGGCCTCGGCCGTCCAAGTTGGCAAGGCGCTGAATGATCCTGTGAGGGGCATGGCCGCGTTGAGGAAGGCGGGCGTTCAGCTCGATGATGCCCAACAGAGGTCCATTCGCACCTTCATCGCGCAGGGGGATGTGATTTCGGCGCAGGGTGTGCTACTTGATGAATTGAGTGTGCAGTTCGGTGGCGCGGCGCAGGGAAAACGCAATACCTTTGAAGGCGCGATCTTCGGCGTGGGCGAGGCGCTGGATGGATTGTTCGAGGCGAAGACGGGATTGCCCGCCGCGACCGAGGAACTCAACAAGCTGTCGGCGATACTGTCCGACCCGGCAATGAAAGCTGCCGCCGACAATCTGTTCTCCGGCATGATTGTGAAAGGCTCGCAGCTCACAACACTGATTGCCGAGACCATCGCCGGTCTGACAATCATGGGTGGCATGAGTGGTGGCAACGCGCTGGTAGACGTCGGTGTTCAGATCGACGCGATACAAAAGAAGATTGACCGGGCGCAGGGCTGGGGAGGTTTGTGGGGACTGACGGGCGGCGATACCGTCAACAAGCTGATCGCCAAACGTAACGAGCTCATCGCGGAAGAAATCCGACTGCGCGACGCCCTCGGTGTGAAGGTGGAGGAGGGTGAGGAGAAGGCCAAGGGCGGAACCTTCATGGGCGACCCTGCGGCGCTCGCCAGCATCGACGAAATGATTGTGAAGCTGGAGGAGCAGATTGCCGTCTACGGCAAGAGTGCCGATGCGGTGATGCGCTACCGCATCGAGCAGGGCGACCTTCAGGACATGTTCATTGGTGCTGGCCCTGCTGCCGATGAGTTGAAGGAAAAGCTGATCGCGCTTGCCGGCCGCTACGAGCACCTCCAAAAATCCAGCCAGGATACGGCCAAGGAAATACAGGCGGCCAAGGACCAGATTGAAAGCATGGAGGCGGATCTTGTTCAGCAGATCGCCGTGCTGGGTTTGTCAGAGGAGGCAACGATTGCCTACCGCATAGCGCACGGTGATCTTGCTGACACCTTCAAGCTGGCAGGCGAATCCAGCGAGCAGTACAAGCAACGCATCATTGACCTGACCAAGAACCTGCGGCTGGCTCAAGAGGAGCAGGAGCGACTCAAGGAGGCGCAGGCCGCGGATGAGGAAATGGACAAGCGCGCGGAGGAAGTCAAGGTTGCCATTGGTGCTCCGCTGGATGAACGTGATAACGCGCCGCTCAAGGAATACCGTGACACCATCGCTGAACTCAATGAGTTGATTGCGCGCGGCAAGATCAATCAGGAGGAATACAACCAGGCGGTTGAGATGGCGCAGGACGCCTTTGACAAGGCGAACAAGACTGGTGAGGCATTCTTGGAGCAGGCATCCAAGAATGTGCAGGACATCCTAGGTCAGTACCTGGAGGATCCATTCGGTAGCTCCATCGAAGACATGATCGCTGACTTCGGTCGCATGCTGGTACGTATGGCCGCGCAGGCGGTCGCGGCCGACATCGCAGGCAAGATATTCGGTGATGGTGTAGGATCGGGAGGCGGTTGGGTCGGCACGGCCATGAGCGCCATCGGTGGGTTCTTTGGTGGTGGGCGGGATTCTGGCGGACGCGGGCAGGCCGGCAAGGCGTATCTGATCGGTGCTGGCGCGCAGCCCGAGATGTTCGTGCCCGACAGCGCAGGCACTTTCATTCCGAACGTCGACCGCGATCCGGGCCAATCGAAACTTGCGCGCCTCGCCAACAAGACGTTCAACGGTGACGTCACCAACCTCGCCAATAAGACGTTCAACGGTGACGTCACCAACCTCGCCAGTACAGTGATCAGCAGGATCTTCGGCGGGGATATGAACGGCATCAGCGTACCTTCGCAACGACAGGGGCCGCAACGTGCGGACGCGCTGCGTATGCTCGGGGCGCAACGCCAGCCCGAGATGTTCGTGCCCGACAGCGCAGGCACTTTCATCCCGAACGTCGACCGCGAGCAAGGTAGGATGAAGTTGGCCAAGACCGTGTCGCGCCTGTTCGGCGGCAAGATGGATCAGGGCGGGATGGGGCAAGCTGGCAGGGCCTACATGATCGGCGCCAGCGCGCAGCCAGAGGCGTTCGTGCCTGATCGCCCGGTGCGCACCACGTCGACTGAGGGAAGCCAATCGCAGGTCAACCACTTCAACTTCTCCGTAGCCGCTCCTGGTGGTCGCGTGAGTCGTGAGACAGAGCAGCAGATTGCAGCGGCAGCAGCGCGTGGCATCGCGCAGGCGAACAGGAGAAACAACTGATGGACTTCCTGGAAGATCCACCGTTCCCGCGTTGCCCGTCTTTTGGGTTTACGTCTGAGCCTATGTATGACGTCACGGTGATCCGTCGAGCGAGCGGTCATGAACGACGCAACCGCAACTGGCTCTACCCGCTGCATCGCTACTCGGCGACGGTCGGCCCGCGAGGCTGGGATGATGTGCAGGCGGTGTTGGAGTTCTATCACGCTGTGGGCGGTCGGGCGCTCGGGTTTCGTTTCAGCGATGGCAACGACTACAAGTCATGTCAGGTCCACGAGGTTATCACCGCACTGGACCAGCCGCTGATCCCCACGCCGTCAGGCTTCTCACCATCAGGCTATCAACTGATCAAGCGTTACAGCGCAGGCTCGCGCAATCAAGACCGCTACATCACCAAGCCGATCACAGGCACCATCCTGCTCGCCGACAACGGCACTGCGAAGGACGAGGGGGTCGACTGGACCATGGATTACACGACCGGCGTCGTGGCCCTAATCTTCAGCCCGGTCGGGCCGCTGACATGGGGCGGGCAGTTTGATGTCCCGGTGCGCTTCGACTCGGAGCTACCCGTTGAGCTACAGAACAAAGAGATCCAGTCAGCTTCGTTCACGCTGATGGAGCTGCGGGAGGAGGAACTGTGAAGACCATCCCGGCAGGGCTGGCCGCGCACCTTCAGGGCAAGCTGACCTCGGTCGCCTTGTGCTGGAGGATCACGCGCACCGACAACACGGTCATCCGCGGCACCGAGTCAGACGCGACCATCCGGATCACCGCGGGCGCTCATGCAGGAGAGTATCCAGCGCGGGCGGGCATCACCGGCAGCGTGGTCAAGTCGACGCACGATATGAGCGTGGACAATGTGGATGTGCAGGGCGCGCTCGACGATGCGCTGTCCATCATCGACCTCAACGCGGCCGACCTAGAGGCTGGGCTGTTTGATCAGGCTGAGGTGGTCCTGTTCCTGTGCGACGCAACGACACCGGACGACGGGCAGGTGATCATCCGTAAGGGCTCAATCGGGAATGCTTCGTGGACCTCAGAGGGTCAGTACCGCGCCGAGCTGCGCGGCATGTTTCAATACTATTCGCAGATCCCCATTCGCACCTACGGTCAGGCGTGTGACGCCGAGCTGGGCGACGCGCGCTGCGGCGTTGACCTCAGCAGCTTCGAGGTGGGCGGCACAGTGACCGCCATCGCCAATCGACGGCGCTTCGATTCGATACTGGCCGCATCACCTGCGGTGACGAACGGCGATTACTTGGGAGGGTTACTGACCTTCACGACAGGGAACAACGCAGGCTTCTCCCGCGAGATCAAGCAGGACGCGGTGGGCAATGTGACCGGCGCCATCGAGGTGGTCGAGGCGTTTCCGGTGGAGGTGGTTCCGGGCGACCTGTTCACGATGCGTCCCGGCTGCGACAAGGCGTTGACCACCTGCCGTGATCGCTTCAACAATATCCTCAACTTCAGGGGCCACGGCGTCTATGTCCCCGGGCAGAATGAAGTGCTCAAGGTTGGTGGGCAATGACGACGCCAGAGCAACTGATAGCGACGGCACGCGGTTGGATTGGCGCGCCTTACCTGCATCAGGGTCGCGGCCGTCACGGCGTCGACTGCCTCGGGCTGGTGCTGGAGGTGGCGCGTGCGCATGATCTCATTCCCGGCGATCTCGACTGGCGCGGCTACGGTCGCATGCCGTTTCGTTCATTCCTTGAGAAAGAGATCGCCACCCGCTGCACGCAGATTGAGGCGGCCGTGCCGGGGTCATTGGTCGTGATCAAGTGGTCGCGGGCAGCGGCGCATCTCGCCATCTGTACGGGGCCGAACCTGATCCACGCCTGCGCATCGAGGAAGCAAGTGGTCGAGCACGGCTACCGAGGAGTGTGGCTGTGACTCACGCATTCGGTGTGGGCGCTGCCAGGAGTGGTCTATGAGTAACGTAGGTCAAGCCGCCCTGACCGTTGTTGGTCTTGGCATTGGATTCTTCACCGGTAACATGGCGCTCGGCCTGTACATCGGCAACCTCGCTGGTCAAGCTCTGTTCCCGACGAAGCTGCCCGGCTCGCAAGGCCCACGGCTTGGCGAACTCAATGTGCAGGCGTCCACGATTGGTGCGCCTATCCCGCGTGTCTATGGCACCTTCGCGTTGGCGGGCAACGTCATCTGGACCAGCGGGCTGAAAGAGATTGCTACCACCGAGGAAGTCGGTGGTAAGGGCGGCCCGACGCAATCGCAGACGACCTACGAGTACACAGTGTCGCTGGCCATCGGTATCTGTGAGCGCGAGATGGCTGGGGTGAAACGTATCTGGGCGGACACCGACCTGATCTACGACGCGACGCTGCCACCGGGCGAAGATAGTCCGGGCAACCTCATCGAAACAATCCTGCTCACGCTGGCTGCGCAGATTGCCGGTAACGAGGCACTGCGCAACATCTTCGAGTTCTACCCCGGCAATGAAAGTCAACTGCCTGACCCGACCATTGAAAGCTACGAGGGTGTGGGCAATGTGCCCGCCTATCGCGGGCTGTGCTATGCAGTGTTCCGTGACTTCAACGTCACCAAGTATGGCAATCGCATTCCGAACTTTCGCTTTGAGGTGTTCGAGGATGGAGAGGAGCTGTGCGAGGAAGTAACGGAGAACGCCAACGAGGAACTCTACCCGTGGATCAATGCTGACTACCCAATCAACCCGGCCAATCTTCACGAGGCCAACGTCAAGTTCGTGCCGTGGCCAGGACCGTATGGCGGCGGGCGCGGGTCGAGCTTCAAGCACCCTACGGTCGGTGAGGCGTTAGCGCAGGCGGTGACGTTGGCTGAGAAAGACTTCCCGGTGTACTCAGGGTACACCTCAAGCCCAGACACCAACAGGTCAGGAAGAACGGCCCAGCTCGGCTATAAGGCGGTGGGCCAGAGAGACTCCTGGCACGTCACTCTTTTCTACTCGCAGATTCCCTATGACCTGAAAGTGAAGATGGTCACTGGAATCATCGGTGACCTTGGACCAGGAGCCGGGTTCACCTACGGCATGAAGTG